ACGAAGACCACGGCGTCATCGACCGCGTAGTCCGCATCGACGCGCGTCCAGTCCGTGTCACCCGTGTCCGTCTTGATCCACTCGCCACGCCCGCCACTGAGCCGGGCGAACGAGAAGAGGGGTGCGGCCAGGCCGGGCGGCACTGACGGATCCGCGTCGACCGCGCCCTCGAGTGCCGGGCCCTGGCCCAGCGTCCGCTTCGTTACCCAGATCGCCATGATGTCATTCCTTCACATCGACACGGCATTGGACCGCGCCAGTCGGGACGAGTTCGAAAACGCGCCGGCCATCCGCCTCGACCACAATCGCGCAGGTCGAGCGCGAGACCTCCCACCTCACGGAACGCTCGGCGCGCACCGTGAGCGTCGAGCAGCCCAGGGCAGCCTGCCAGAGGAGCCCCAGGAGCGCGACGACTGCGAGGACCCCGAGGACGCTCCAGTCAGCCCGCCCGGACTCATCGGACGGGAAGGCGCGCCAGACGGCCAACGCCGCCCCGACCACGCCCATCGCGAGCGGGTAGACCTCGGCGGGCCACCCGGTGAGGTAGCCGATGAGCGCGACCAGCGCGCCGACGAATGCGCCGACGGCCGCGACGAAAACCCGTGATTTCATTTCCTTTCTCCTACTCCAAGAAATCGCCCGGCCCCGCGCCTCCGGCGAAGCCGCCCAGGCTGAGGTTCTGCGTGACCTTGTCGTATCGCGCCGATCCCGCGGGGCCGGTGAAGAGACCGGCGATTTCGCACCCGTAGTAGCCCTGGTGCGCGTAGCTGGGCGCGGTCGTGACCGTGAGCGCATCTTGCCAGCGCCCGCTGCGTGCGACGCAGCGCATGCGGTCGACCGTCCAGGCCCCGGTGCACAAGATCCGCTCGCCGAGCAGGACCCAGGCGGTGGGCAGATTGAGAGCTCCCGAGACGGTGAGCCCATCGGCGTGTAGCTGGATCGTGCCCGTATGACCGACGGTGCTCGACCAGTCCCGCACGGTCAGACCCTGGACGGCGATCGCGTGCCCGATGCCCGCGCCCCCATCGTCGATCTCGATGTCGCCGAAGAGCAACACACCCGCTACGCCGGCCCCACGGGAGACGATGTCGATACCACGCACGATCGACGAGCCGAGTTGCGCGCCGGCTGGCGCGTACTCGAGCCGTGACCCATAGGTGAGGTGGGAGCCGACCCGGACGAGCCCGTGTGCCTCGAGTCGGGTCCGACCGCGCGCGAGCGGGCGGATGGCCTGCTCGGGGTGCTCGCCCCCGAGGAGGTGCACCGTCGCCGGGATTCCCTCCTCGGCCGCAGTCGTCGGCTCGCCGATTGCGTTGATCGCCTGCTGGATCTCGCCCTCATCGGCAAGGATCTCGAGCGCCACCCGGGCTGCCGCCGCCGAGTTCGGGTTGTAGGGGTTCCCGGGGGTTCCATCGGCGTTTTCAGCCCCGGGCAAGGGCGATACCCAGCGCGAGCGGGGCGCGTAGACCTGACTGGTCACGACCCAGTCCGTGTCCCCGGAGCCGACCTTCGCCCAGCTCGTGGAGCCGAGGCTCGCCAGCGAACCGATGGGAGCCGCGAGCCCAGGCGCGATGTTCGGCGCCGCATCGACGACGCCCTCGAGCGCGGGCCCCTGGCCCAGCGTCCGCTTGTGCGTCCAGTTAGCCATCGCACCTCCTCTCGACCTGGTCGACCCGTACCTCAAGCCGGGTCACTCGGTCCCTCGTCTCCTCAGGTGCGGCGCGGTCGATTCGCTCGACCAGCGCTCGGATGGCGCCCATCGTCCGCCAGTGACTCCCGAGCACCGAGAGAACGATCGCGGTCGCGCTGCCGACTATCTCGAGCTCCACTAGTGGTCCTCCGCACGCCAGAACGCGCGCAGCTCGGCCTCGGTGCCGAGGTAGACGTCGCGGTCGATCGCCCCGCGCCCACCTCGGTACCACGGAACCCGGCCGCGGTTGCCCATGACCTGCCAGACCGAGACCCGCGGCCAGGGCGGGGTGAGCCGCGTCGGCACATCGAGCGCGCTGGGGAGTCCCTCCCCCCGCCACCCGCCGGCGTGCCAGAGAGGCAGACGGGCGAGGTCGGCGCCACCTGCTAGCCGGTAGCGGTGGTAGCTCGGCTGCACGTAGAGGACGGGAGGCCGCCCCATCCTCGCCTCGACCACGGCCGCCCACGCAAGAGCCCACGCAATCGTCTGCCGTGCCGAGACCCCCTGCGCCCAATCCTCGAGGTCGAGCGCCAGCACGGGCAGCTCGAGCTCGAGAGCCGCATCCGCCGCCACAACGGCCTGAGCTCGGGGCGGCGAGCCGACGCGGCCGTACGCGTAGCCGCCCAGGCAGATCTCCGGCGCTGCGGCCCGAGCGCGCACGACGTGATGCACCGCGCTCTGCGTCGCTCGCCGGCCCTCGGAGATCTTGACGAAGGCAAATCCCAGCCCAGCCTCTCGCGCCGCGGCCCAGTCGAGCCCGGCAGCGACCTGGTAGCCCGAGATGTCGCATCCCTCGACGATCCCCAGGATGGCCCGGACCAGACGGGGGCGGAGCTCATCGAGCGCCGCCCCGTGCCAGCTCGGATGGTGCTCGATCCAGGCGCTGACGGCTGCGGTGGTCTCGGCGCCATAGATGCCGTCTGCGCCCCAGCGCGGCAGGCTGCCCGAGTCCGCCGCAAGCAGCGAGCGCTGGAGCCGCACCACATCGGGGCCTCGGGATCCTCGCCTCACGTCCGCAGTTTAGGTGGTGCCGGGCGCACGGGTCAAGACCTTGCTGCACGCGCTTGGCGTGCTATCCTGAGCACGTGGCAGTTTACGTAACCAACACGCTGCGCCAACTCGAGCGCGACCTCCGGCGCGATCTGCGCCAGCGTGAGGCTCGAGTCATGGCAGCAGCGCTCAACGCGACGATCTTCGATGTGCGCGAACGCTTGATCGACGAGCTCCCGCAGCACTTCACGATCCGCAACACGTGGACCGAGCGAGGAACGCGAGTCACGAAGGCCACGACGACTGAACCAACCGCAATCGTCGGTTCCGTCCGTGACTACATGGAGATCCAGACCGTCGGAGGCCAGCGACGATCGGCCAGCGGAGAGCGCGTCGGGGTCCCCTTCCGGGCCCGCCCGCGCCCGAAGTCACGGATCACGCCGGCGAAGTTCCCGGGCGCCCTGCTCCGGAAACGCGCCTTCCAGATCGGCGAGCTCGTCCTCGAGCGTCGGGGCCGAGGCCGCAAGCGCGCCAACGTCGTGATGTACTACCTCGCGCGCTCGGTCCGGGTCCGGCCCGCCTGGCCGCTCGAGGAGACGCTCCGACGAGTTGTCGCCACGGAATGGCAGGACAACATCCGGACCGCGATGCAACGCCTCTGGCGGCGCTAGGTGGTCTGATCGTCGATCAACCCCATCGTATCGAGTGTCGTGAGCAGGTTGGCAAGCGCTACGTTGCCGCCCTTGGCCCCGACGACGGCCGGCGGATTCGGGCCGCCGCTCGCTGTCCATCCGGCGTAGAGGTGGGAGCCGAAGAAGACGTCTCCGGTCTCGGACTCGATCTTCCAGTAGAGATCAGCATCCTTGCCGCCCACGACCGCGTTCGCCTCGTTGACGATGACGCCCGCTCCGTCGAAGAGCGAGGCCAGGACCACGGTGTCGTTGCTCTGGATCGCGACCTGCCCGCGCACGGCGACCGCCGACGAGCCGTTGCCCTGCATGTCCGGCGCGTTGGCCCCGTCGGACCCGCACGAGATCAGAGCTGACTGCGTGGCCGCCCCCGAGATCGTGCCCTCCTGGCACGCGAGGGCCACGCAACTCCCGCCCGTGGTGTCGAGCTCGACCGATTGCGAGGCGATGATCGCCCCGCGGTCGCAGTCGTCGATTTCGCAGTCCTGACAGGCTGCGATCAGCGAGTAGAGTCCGGTGGACTCGATCCGAGTCGGATCAGCCGCCGTCCCCCCAGAGGCAAGGATCGCGCAGCCAGGACCCTCATTGTCGACGTCGCCGAAGGCCACCCCGAAACAGGCAGCGACGAGCGCGTTGGCGGCGTCGACATCCGCGCGATAGCTGGCGATGGCCGCCGCCCGATCGCTCGCGGCGTTGAGACCGAGCCGACAACCGTCCGTCGCCAACAGCGTCGCCTGCTGCGCGTGCTGACCTAGCTGCAGACTCGCGGACGCGATCCCGGCGACGTCCCGGGCGTCCGCGTGAATCGGCGCGCTCGTCGAGACCGCCGCGAGCAGTGCGCGCTGACCGGCGATCTGTCCGGCGTTGGACGCGAGCAGCGCCGCAAGTTGAGCCGTCGCGTCGATCTGCCCTCCCTCGGTCCCGAGCGCCACGGACTTGTCGCCTGCGATCGGGATGTTGCTTGCTCCGAGAGCGCCACTGACGTCGCCCGTCGCCTGACACGAGATCGAGCCGCCGACGAAGGAATCCGCACCGGACGCCTGCGAGTTCCAGCTCGCCGCGACTGCACGCCGATGCGTGGTCGTTACCGCTCCAGTGTCTGTCGCGTGGCTGATCAGTCCCGCGATAGCTGGCGTTGCGAGGATGTGAGCCGCGATTGCCTGATAGAGCTGGCTCTGATCGGTCTTGTCGAGGCCGATCGCCGCGGCCAAGATCACCGAGACGATCTCCTCCTGGACGGCGTTGAGCCAGTCGGAGCTGACCACCGTCCCGCGGACGGCGTCCGTGGCCTTCCGGTAGTACCCCGGAGCCGGTCCGATGGGATCCGGGACCGGCATCACCGCCACGTTGTCTGCTGTGTCGATCCGGTACACTGGAGCCTCCTAAGTCGGTAGGTCTACCTCGTTGGCGCGACGGCCTGAGATCGCGTGGATCGTCGAATCCACCTGCTTGATCCGCTCGTAGAGGGCCAGGATCTCTACCCAACTCGCGGGCGCGAACGCCTGCCAGACGTACCACGTGCGCGTGAACGTGTCGTCGTAGACCCGCTCGTCGGCCGCCCCCTCGTCTGCCCGCAGGAGCACGGGGACTTGGATCTCCAGCGCGCCGTAGCGCTCGGCGATCCAGGCCGACATGCGCGCGGTGAGGTCCCCAGCGAAGATCCCGACCTGACCGAGATGGCCGCCGTGAAATAACCCGCCGCCGGCTGTGTAGCGCCCAACGGTGAGCTGCGTCGTTGTCGGCAGCAACGTGATGTAGACTCCCTGCGCGGTCTGCCCGCCGTCTTGGTAGAGGGTCAGGCGCTTGAGCGCCGTCTCATGTCTGAGGACGACAAGCTGCCACATGTCGTCAGCCAGCGGTGCGCCGATGAGGTTGACCTCGATTACGCCGCCCACGACCTGAGTCGCTGTGAGCACTCCACCGAATCGGTGGATTACTAGTCGATTTGAGGTGTTGAGCCAGAACTCGAGGTAATAGCCGTTCCCCGACCCGAGATCATTGTGAACCCAGAGCGCAATCGTCCAGTCACCGCTGGGCAGCACATAGGGAGCCGAGGCCGAATCAGCCAACCCATCGAACCACGTGAGCTGCCTACGCCAATCGTCCGGGTCTCGGACGACGTCTGCTCCCGCCAGAGTCCAGTCAACCGAGCCGACCCGGTCTGTCACGACTGGACCCCCGAGCGCGTCCAGGAGCTGGCCATTCCAGACATGCTCCGCTCCGAACTCCTCGGCCCAATCCGCGTCCTCGGTCGTGTACCCGAGAGCCGCCGCAGCCGCGACGAGGATCTGGCACTGCGTGCCAGCCTGAGCGACCAGGCGCGCATGGCACTCGGCCTGCCGCTCAGCGAGCGTGGCGGCGGGCTCGGTCACCCCGAGGATCCGCTCCCAGCCCTCGATCAGCTCGTCAGCCGTCCGCGGATCGGCCTCCTCGAGCACGTCGAGCAGCCGTCCATGTGCGCGAGCCCACTCCTCGGCGAGTGCGTCGGTCGTCTCGTCGAGCCCCGGACCCGACCAGACCTTGCCTCGGGGCAGGATGCGTCGGAACGCCTCGGCGTAGCCAGCGGCGGGGACCGCGCGGAAGAAGACCGGGAGGGCGATGGGCATCAGGGCAGGTAGGTGAAGGGCCGGGTGGGCACCGGGTAGCTGTTGGCGCCGATCACGATGTCCGCGGGCGGCGCGCCGTCGATCGCTGTGAGCTCGTGGCTCTCCTCGCCTGGAGCCGCGACGATGGCTCCGATCACCTGTGAGACTTTGATCGTGCCCCCTGGCTCAGCTCGCTGGAGCATGAGCGCGTCGACGGCCTCCTCGATGGCCGTTCGGACGTCGGCGGTGTCAGGGTCGAGGCTCGTGATCTCGAACGTGACGGCCTGCGCCGCGAGATGCGGGCTCGTCGCGATGTTGATGCGGTCCCCGATGAGCGGCGCCGGCGAGACCGCGTCGTGATACGGGGGGTCGTAGCTCGCGGTCCCGCGGATATAGTCGCGCACCGCCTGAGCCTGCCCAGCCGATGGAATCGCGTCCACCGGCAGACCAGTTGCCGGGTCGACGATGAATCGGATCGTGATCTCGCCGAAGAGCGGCTCGTTCGGGCTGACCCAGACCTCGCGCACATTGGCGCACGCGGCCTTGGTCCAGGCGACGAAGTCCGCCACCGCTCCGCCTTGCGGTGGCTCGGAGAGCCGGTCAAGCACTCGTCCGCGAAGTGCGGACAGGGTCTCCTCCGAGACCCCGCCCGTGAACCCCCCTGCGCCGACCTCGCACGCCGAGTCCACTCCTGATAGAGGACTCGTGAGCGTGAGCGCCTGACCCGCGGTCGAATCGTAGTCCTCGCCCTCCTCCTCGGCGGTCGCGGCGAGGGTCACCGTCCCTCCGCCGCCGATCACGCCACCGGGCGCGTCCACGAGATAGATCAGGCCATCGTTGCGCCGCGCCTCGGTGCCGGTCGGCACCGAAGCCCCCACCGAGCCCGAGAACAGAATCGAGCCTGTGGCCTTGACCGGCACGACGTCGGCCAGATCGAGCATCTGCTGCCAGCGGACGACCCCCGCCTCAGAGGCCAGGTCCGGGAAGATCTCACAGGCGATGTTGGCGGCGAATCGATGGAGCCCCCAGCTCGCGCCGGCCTCAGTCAGCGCCAGCGCGCGGAGCGGACGATACCGGAGCTTGGCGTCCGCTCCGGGTACGTGGGAGTCGACGTCGGCCGTCGTCCGGTCGACGACGTCCTCAAGCGTAGGGACCGCGAATCCTGAGTCGGGCATCACACCTCCCAGGCGTATGCGTAGCGTAGCACGTCGGGATCCTCCGATCTACCGCGGCGGATCTCGACCCCGAGGCTGATCGCCGAGCCTTCCCGACGGACATCCGCCACGACCTCGGTCGCGACGCCGTCCTGGACCAGCCACGCGAGCGCGTCCTCGACGTATTGCCGGAGCCGCTCGGGAGTACCGTCGACAAGAAGTGCTCGGTCACCGAGCCAGAGACGCGAGCCCCACCCGTCGCCAACGGTCTCGGGGAATGAGTCCCCCCACCAGCCCCGCCGATCCTCGTCTCCCGAAAGGAGCTCCTGGGGCTCGATGCGACGATCGGTGAAGAGCGACACGACGACAGCCGCTTCGAGTTCGATGAGGCTCTCGCCGGACCAGTCGTCCGGCGGGGGGAAGATCGCATGCCCGGACTCGAGGCCGTCCGCGTAGACGCGGGAGATCTTGGTCTCGTTGGTGATCATGAATCCGCCTTGAGCACGGAGCTCCCGCTCGTGATCCGGGCGGCAAGCGCGGCCGGCAAGGGCGGCATGCTCCCAACCCCGTAGATGGCCTCGTAGAGCGGCTTCACGACCAAATGGACCGCGCCAATCCACAACCAGTATACGGGATCCTCTACTGCGGTCGAGCTCGTCGAGTCGGTCACGCGCGCGACTGATTGGAGGTCGAGCGGCGCCTCTGGACCGACCTCACACGCGTTGCCCGCCGCGGGCATGATCGCGATCTTGGTCCGCCGGAGCATGATGAGCTGCCCGTCGAGGTCCCAGAGAACCACGTCTCCCGGATCATCAGGATGCGGCCTGGCCTCGCGGTAGGCCGTGGCGACCGCTACCGGATGATCCGATGCCCCCCCGAGGTGGAGCACGATCGCCTCGGAGCCCACTGGGGGACGGGTCGTCAGGCCATAGTGCTCAAAGTGCTCGACCCGGTCTGCCGTATCGCGGTCCTCGCCCTCCCCGGTCCCTGCGAGCTGCACCTCGCCTTGCGCCGGCGAATCGTCCACGAGCTTGACGACCGCCCGCCGGAGGAGATCTGTCACCCGCAGCCGGAGGGGCCGTAGCACCTCGTCGATCCTGCGCTCGATCTCGCTGATCATACCGGCGACCTCCACGCGCCGAGCCCAGCCCGCGGATTGTCCGGGAGCTGGGGTAGGTACCCCGCCTCAGGAGCGAGGTAGAGGGTCGTAGTGTACCCTCCCTCGCTGGAGAGGGCGAGATCCACGCTCGTGATCAGCATGTCCGCATCGACACGGCAGAAGGCATCCCGAACGCGGATAAGCTCGCCCGGCTCCCAGACTAGGCCCTCGTCGTCTCGCCATCCGCGGATGACGTACTGACCCATGGTCGATCGGCCGAGCCGATTCGCGGCTGACCACTGAGCCTGAGCCAGCGCGCGCTTACGGCTCAATGAGGAGTCCGCCGAGAGCACGAGCACCCGCCGGCGTGCGCTGGCGGCGTCCGTCGCGGTCGCCTCGATCCCGGCTACGAGGTCTCCCCACTCCTCATCAGTCCCCACCGACTGACCGCGACAGCGGTACTCGGTGTAGATGTCGGTGGCATCGAAGGACCATCGACCCGAGAGCACGTTGCGCCCGCGCTCGAGAGCGATCCCCTCGCGGAGGGGAAACATCCCCGCGCCCGCCTGCCAGAGGACGAGGCGTCCCTCGGGGTCGTCGTAGACGAGCACCCCGCGGAGCCTGGCTGCTCGCTCGATCGCGTCGTAGACCGACTCGCCCTCGTCGGCCGCGAACCGCGAGATCGGCTCCTCGTCCAGCAGCGGCGGAACCACCTCGATCGAGTAGGGCGCGCAGAGCCGGATTGCGATCTGCGAGAGGGCAAGGTTGCGGAAGCGGCGCTTGCCGACGATGGAGCAGTCGACGAGGTCCTTCGTCCGCGAACGCCCAGTCACGGCGACTCCCGAGCTTGATGCATCATAGCTTGGCTCGACAGAGTCCACGTAGCCCGTGATCACGCGGTCACCGTCGATCGAGACCTCACAGGGGTCCTCGAGCTGGAATCCGACAGGACTCGTTGTCTGAGACGGGGGGCTGGTGGCGGTGAAGGCGAAGCTCCGGGCGGCGGTCTCGATCCCGTAGCTCACGGTCACCGACGTCCACCCGCGATAGGACTCGCCGCCGACGCGGAGCTCCACGAGGTGTCGCTCGAGCGCCGCCATCACTCGACCAACACGGTGTACGTGCCCGGCTCGACGAAGAGCGGATGACGGATGCGGTTGCGCGCCACGATCTCTTCAGCGCGCGTCGCGGCCCCGTAGATGTCCCAGGCGAGCTGTAGCGCCGATGTCGTGGTCGTCACCTCGATCGTCCGAAGCCGGGCGAGGTCCTGCGCCGCGGTCGTTAGCGTCGCCACAGTCGATGCTCGGAGGTCTACCAGCGCCACGAACTCGTCATAGGTGCAGACCGACTCCATCTCGGCCCAGATGAGATCAGCGACTTCGTCGCGCGCCTCGACGGCCTCGTCGTAGCTGTCGTACTCCTCCTCGACGATCGCGGCGGCGAGCTGTCCCAGGACAAGGCGCTGGACGAGCTGCTCCTGGGCGTCCCGATTGATCTGGACCTGCTGCTCGACAGGTGTCGGCGGGGGGCTTGCCGGATCGTAGCCGTCAGCCACCCGTTGGCGCGTTAGCTGCAGAAGCTCTCCGGCGTCCGTCACGGTGGCCAGTAGAGCGGCTACCGATGTTGCGATGATCGTCGCATCGGTCGGGTCGATCGGTCGATAGCCTACCGAAAGTTCGGTGAGCCCTCCGCGAGACCAGATCTCGGCCCAGTGCTCGATAACACGGGAGAACACGTAGCCTCCGAAGGCAACGCTCCACCTGTCCGCGAATCCGGCCTGAGCTGCGGTCGCAAGCGTCGCCGCGCGTTCGGCGACTTCGAGCTCGTCGACTCCGATCGAGTAGAGCCCCTCCTCACCGAGGTCCTCGACGAACTGGAGCGTGAACCGGGCCATCCCCGAGTCCTGCGCAGACTCCTGCTCCGTGTAGCTCCGACAGATGGCGTTGATCAGCCCCCATCGCGGATGCTCAAGGAGACCCGCGCCTGCCTCGAGCACCTCGATCAGCTCTTGTGCCCGGGCGTGGTAGTCCTCGCCGATCACGAACGCGTCGAAGGTGAGCCGACCCATCTTGCGGCCGAGATCCTCGGGGATCCCGATGTCGCGCTGCGGGTACTCGTGATCTGGCCCCCGCCGTCCTCCTTCGCGGGTATGCCCGAAGACCTCGAACTCGACGCCCGCGAACCGCGCGGGGGTCAGGTCTCGTAGCCAGAGGGGACGCTCATCGGCCATCAGTCCACCCGCCGCTTGCCGACCTTCGCCGTCATCTTCACCGCGGGATTCTTCGTCTGCGCCTCCGCGGACACCGTTTTGTCCGCGCCGGTCTTGTCGGTGATCGTGATCTTGACTTCGCCGCCGACCTCGGTCTGAGCAGGAGCGAGCCCGCGAGGCACAGGCGCGATCTCTGCTGTCAGCCCCCGGTAGGCACGGTAGCCGCCCATCCCCGGACCGGCCACTGTCGTGATGCGGGAGATCTCAGCGCGACGCGCTGCCTCTGCGGCCCACTCCTCTTTGGCGCGGATCTCGGCAGCCTCGCGTGTGACCATCTCTCGCTCATGCCCTAGCGCGGTCCACGATTCCGCCGCCTCGGCGCGCCTCTTGATCTCGGCCCCATACTCACCGGCCTTGGCGCGCTGGAAGGTCTCCTCGGTCGCATACTCCTCGACCCCGTACACCTGGGCGCCCTTGGCCTTCCGCTCCGCAAGCGGCCCCGTCTCGATTCCGAGGAGCTCCTTGACGCCGCCGACAACGAACGACACGGCATCCGCGACTTCGCCGATCGCCGAGACCAACGACGGGAGCGTGTGCACCGCGAGGTCCTTGAGCAGCGAAATCACCGAGCCGAACGCCTTGCCCGCCGAAGCGGCCATCGCGTCGAAGTCGAGGTCAGCGAGCCCCTTGCCGGGCGCGATCGCCTCGAGGAACGCGCCCGCGAAGATCTTCGATGCCGATCGAACACGCTTGCCGGCCTTCTCGAATCCTTCCGGGATGTTGGCCAGGTCGGCCAGACCGAGGCCCTCCGCGATGCCGCCCCCGAGCTCGCCGATCATCATGTGGACGCCACTTGAGATCTGCTGCAAGTGAAACCCAGTCGTCTTGGTGAGGCTACTCCATAGCTCCTCGGTACGACCGGCGGAATCCTGGAGGCGGCCGAAAATGGTCTCGAGATCCTCGAAGCCGCTGCCTGCGAGGCGGATCATGCCCTTGTACGCCTCTTTGCGGCCGAAGATCTGCGTGATGATCCCGGGCCCCCGCTCCGCCGCCACCTCGCGAATGCGCTCGACGAGGGGCACGATCCCGCCCATCTGGCGGATCGCGTCTGCGCCGAACGGGATCTTGAGCTTCTTCAACGCCTTCTCGGCCTTGCTCGTCGGCTTCACGATGCCGGCCACGATCGACGAGAGCTGCGTGAACGCCTCGTCCGTCGTGAGCCCCACCTTCGTGATCGAGGCCATGGGCGCGAGTACGCCCTCGAGCGAGATCCCCATCTCCTTGGCGAAGCTCGCCACCTGTCCGATCGAGTTGGCGATCTGATCGAAGTCAGTCACACCTAGCGCTTCCGTGATGAAGAGCTTGTCAGCCACCTCCTTGGCCGTGATCCCCGTATCGGCGAACGTGTTCATGACGGCGGTCAGCGCCTTGACCGCCGTCGGCAGCTCCGTCCGCCCCGCCTTGGCCGCGCGAAGCGCGACCGGCAGGAACTCGCCGAGTGCCGCCGAGCTCGTCTCCACCCCAGACGAGAACGCCTGGTAGGCTGCGGCGGCGACCTCGATCGGCGCTGAACCGGTCTCGAGCGCCAGGCGCTTGATCTGCCCGCCGAACTCGGCCATCGGGTCGCGGCCTGCCTCGAGTAGATTCGAGAGATGCTGGACCTCGAGCTCGAAGTCCGCTGCACGATCGACCGCGAGCCCTAACCCGACGGCTGCCCCAGCGCTGTACTTCGCGAGCGATCCGAATCCTCGCCGCGCCACGCCGATGCCGCGGCCCATCCCGCGAGCGGCCGTCCCTACGCCACGGATCCCCCGTCGGACCCCGCGCATGGCGCGCATGCCCGCCCGCTCGATCCGAGAGAAACTCCGCCCGGCCTGACGCTCCGCGCGTTTGAGAGCTTTTCGCCAGGGGACAGAGATGTCATCCACGCCATGGAGGACCGCACTCGCGCTGTACTGCGCCTTGGGCACGTCACCTCCGGACCAGCCCCAGTAGACCCGGGGCCTGCTCGATCAGATCCCGGACCCGCTCCTCCCAGAAGGCCAGAGCCGGGGCGTCGAGGCTCAGGACGTCGACTCCCGGGAAGACTCGCCCGACGACGGCGAGCCGGAGCTTCCAGTCGCCGGGCCAGATCGAGAAAACTCGTGGATCACGCGGTTGAGCCGGGGAACATCGCTCGCGTCCACCCGGAAAAGCGCTGAGAACGGAAGCCCCGTCGTGCGATGAGTCGCGAAGATCACCCAAGTGACGCCTTCCTCCACCTCATCGAACTCGGCCGCCACGAAGTCGCCCGCGACCAGCCGCCGGCCGTAGCGGAGCACCTCGACGGTCTCACCGCCGACGACGATCGGGACGTTGAGGCGGAGCTCGCGAACCCAGTCGGTCGGCGGATAGACGACCGTCGGGACCATGCCTCGCGCCATCTCAGGGGTGATCGCCACAACGCCTCCTGGCGACTAGGTGATCCGCCGCATCTTGCGACCCTCGAAGCGAAGCGGACATGTCCCCGCGATCACGTCCGCTGTCAACTCACCGATCTGCGACCCCCCCTCGAGTACGTAGCTGATCCCGTTGTAGCCGTCGACCTGGATCGCGACGTCCTCGACTGCTCCGAGCGCGAGGAGATCGACGCTCGAGCGGAGGATCGTCGTCGTCTGGAAGTAGGGCGTGGCAGGCACGATCCGCACACCAGCGACACCTGTCTGCCCAGTGACGGTCTCACGGATCCAACTCAGAGGCTGGATCTCGAAGTCCCCCTCGATCTCGATCGGCCCGACTCCAGGGACGATGCATGAGAGCACGCCCCCGACCCTTGTAGTAGACGCTGCCATCTCTCACACCTCCTAGTCGGCCAGGTACTGGAGCAGGAACGCGTTCTTGATGGCGACGATCCGGAGCTGGTTGACGTAGTCCGGGTTGACTTCGATATCGATCCGGTTCGGGTCACCCGGCGGACGGACGATCGTGATCGCCCGCTCGAAGAGCTCCGCGTTCTCGACGAGCCCCTCCTTCTCCATCAGCCCATACTCAGACACGATCGAACCCTTGAGCAGCCGCGGTGTGGTCACGGCTTGTCCCGGACCGATTGGCGTGTCGTCGTTCGCGAGCGAGTGGCGCGGCCAGTCGCTCCTGATACGCGCGTCGATCCGGCGATCGAATTCTGCCGACGTGTACATCGTGCAAACGTCGAGGTAGCTGTCGTCCGCCACCCCCTGAGCATCGAGCTGGTAGGTCGAGATCAGCCGCTCGATCCGGACCTTGCCCGCGCTGTCCGTGGTGAGCGTCGAGATCCCGTCGAAGAGCAGCACGTTCCGCTGGGCCTGCGTCCAGCGCACCGTCTTCGCCGCCGGCAGGACGCCGGGGAGCTCGAGGGTCTGCAGCGGCCGGGCCGGAGAGTCGGAGAGACTCCGGTAGATCCGACCGACGATCGTCCCTGCGACCTCCCAGGGGAGCGTCGGCAGGGCCTCGAGCCCGACGATCGTGTTGTTCGGATCGTTCTCCGCGTTCCCCAGGGTCGTCAAATTGCCCGGGGTGTCGCAGTAGGCGCAGAACGCGTGGCCGTAGACCATCCGGTTCCAGGCCCAGCGCCCCGCCGTGAAGTTGAGCAGCTCTTCGATCTCGTCGAGCGAAGTCGAATCCAGGTACGGGTGGACGATGAAATCGAACTCCTCGTCGCCGAGGAGCGCCGCGATCCCCGAGATGTCGGGGTTGGTCGCGCCAGCGACGCCCGCGGCGACGGTCACCGTCACCCCGGGCACGTCCTCGTCCGTGTCGAGGTAGTTGGTCCGGATGTCGATCTGGTTGCCCGTCAGGCCCTTGTTCTTGGCGGTGCATGTCACCACCGGGGGGACCGCGGCGCTCGTCACAGGGAGACCTGCTGTCGCGGTGATCGCCGCGTCGATCGCGGTGGCGATCGCGTTGGCCGCGTCGCCCGAGGCGACCGCCACGGGGATACGCGTCCCAGCGATGTAGAGGGCGACGGTCCCGGCCGCGGTCGCGGCGCCGGCGACCGTGATCGTCTGCGTCGCCGCCACCCCTGCGACGGCGTCGTCGACCGCCACGCCCCAGACCTCGGCGTTCTGGTTGGCGGCACGGATGCCTCTCATCATGTGGTGCAGGATGGATCCCTCGCCCCAGTAGCCGCTCGCGGCTCGATCGCTGGCCACGCGCTTGAGGACGCCGGCCGCGACCGAACCCGCGGACGTCCGTCCGCCGATCATCAGGATCGGTCGGTCTCCCGTGCCCGGCGAGCCCGCGCGGGAGTTGTCCATCTCCAGAAACAGAAACGGCGTTCGGAGGCTGCCCGCCGCTGGAATCGTCGCGAAATCCACCACTTGTCGGCCTCCCTACTTGCCCTTGCCCTTGGTCTTGGTCTCGGTCTTGGTCTCGGTCTTGGCCTCGGGCTCGGGCTCGGGCTCGAACTCCTCGACGTCGCCACACTGGACGGCGCGCACCCACTCGATCGTCCGGGGCACGCGGGCCCCCTCGGCCGCCAGATACCCACGCTCGGGGTCGTGGTAGAGGCGGTTGAGCCTGGCCCCGAGGGGCCGGACGAACATCGTTTTCGGCGATTTCATCATGTGATTATCCTAACGCCTCAAGGGGGCGGTGTCCAGATCGGACGGACCTCAGTCTGCGGGGCATCGCCCGTGCCACCCGCCGGCCGCGCACGGACCGTCACGCGCTCGAGATCCGGATCCGCGGTATCGCCCTCCGGATCCCAGGTCTCGTCACGGAGGTAGCGGATCTCGATCACGAGCTGGCCGCGGATGTCATCGCCGTCGACGGTGCCGCCCTTGGCACTTGTCACGCCTTGCAGCCGCCGAAGAGCCGCGATCAACGGACGGTAGCCGAAGACCGCCGCCTTGATCTCGGCCTCGAGAGCGTCGATCGCATCCGCGAGGGCCTCGTCGATGTCGTCCCAGGGCTCGGCCGGGTCGAGGACGACCGTCCCGGCGATGGTCATTCGCTCGGTCGTCTCGAGCTCGGCGATATGACTGCTTCGTCCGGTCGAGTCTGAGCCAGCGGAGAAGACGGTGACCACGGGGACATCGCCGCGCGCGAAGGGACGGGCCCGCGCGTGACAGACATTGCCGCCCGCCACGCCTTGTGCAATGAGACGATTGACGATCGTCTGCCTGATCTCCTGGGGGCTCACGCGTGCACCCCCCGGACAGAAATCAGCTCCGCGGTCTGGTCCTGCATGAGCCGCGCGTCTACGACCGTGTACGTCTCGCCGAGATGCGGCCCATCCTGGACCTCGTACACGTCGCCCGCCCTCGGCTCGACCACGAGGTCTGAGAGGAGCGGCAAGAGCGTCGGCGCGCGGTCGGTCACGATGAGCCCGTCTTCCTCGACGGAGTACTCGTGATCCGAATTGAACTCCGCCCGGATTGGGACCGCTGAACCGCCGCGCGGCATGTAGCTCACGAGCACGCCCCAGACGTCGCGGGTGGCCTCTGTCGCAAGGCCCTCCGCGACATCTCGGACTGCTAGAGCCACGTGACTAGGTCAGCGCCACGCCCGGGCTAGCGGCGACGTGCCACTTGAGCGCGGCACCGAGATCGGCGGCGCGGAACGACGCGAAGTCCTGCGCATCCCCGAAGGTCGCCTTGGTGTTGCCGGCCGAGTCGAAGGCCGACGCGAAGGTCACCTCGATGGCGCCGCCGCCGTCGACATCCATCCCGAGGTCGAGGATCTGCCCGTCATAGGTCGGATCCGCGACGGTGCGCGTCTCGTCGACCGCGCCGGACGTCATGTTGCACACGCCCGAGACCGTCACGGGAATGGCCGCGGCGTCCCCGGGATCCGGGATGTCGTAGTAGACCTTGTCGCGCGCCCACGTCGTGGTGCCGAGACAGGTCCACTCGCCGTGACCGGTGGTCAGCTTCGCGGTGTCACCGGCGTTGCCCGAGAGGACACCGCTCGGGTCCGCGTCGACCTCGTAGTGGATGCGGCTTTGCCCCATCTGGATCTTGTTCACGACTGCCATATTTGAAACTCCTTGCTACGCGATCGCGCAGCCCTCGTTGCCCTCAGGTCGCCAGCGGCGATTGCCGTCCTCGGCCACACCCACGAGCGTGACGGAGTCCCCCTCGTCGCCGACGGTGATCGTCGTCCTACCAGCGCCCAGCCCGGTGGCCACGGTGATCACGATGTTGCCCCCGCCGTCCTGGTCGAAGCTGAGCTTGAGCTGCTGGCCGAGTGCCACCGGCGGCGCGATCGTCCGCGTCTCTTCCGCCGCACCCGACGAGAGCGCACAACACCCGTCCTGCGAGACGGGGATCGCGCCGCCGTCACCGGGATCCGCGATGATCGCCAGCCCCGCGCCGGGCGCGTGAGCTGTTGTTGCCGGAATCGCCACCCGTACGCTCGTTGCCGCCGAGGCGACGCCGCCCGTGGTGGCGCAGTAGCCGATGTGCTCGCCGGCGGCCTCGCAGCGCTCATCCGTGTAGTCGTAGTAGACGGCCTCGCCCTCGGCGAGCGCGAAACCGGCCACCTTGGCCAACCGGAAGACCGGCATGAAGGGTACGTCGCACGCGAAGGTCTCGCCGACCGCCGCGGTCGTCCGGGGGACCACGACCAGCGCGCCGATCTTCACCGGCTTTCCGACCGTCACCCCGCCCGCCGGAGCGGTGAACCTGAGGACGTCACCTGTCAGGACTCTCGGAGCTGCCATGTCTCTCTACCTCCTCTATCGGCGGCCTAGCTGGCCGCTCCGAGGTTTCGGTCCAGCCCGCGCCAGTCGGGCACACCGGCGCCCAGCGCGACGGAGAGCCGGATCTTGAGGCCGCGGATCTCGAAGCCCTCCTCGAGCGCGACCTGCACGCCCTCCTCGCCCTCGAGCCAGGAGTAGTGGACCGTCTCGCCGTCGGTCCCGAACCACGCGTTGCCGGCGCCCTTGCCGCCGTTGTACGCGTCGAGGATCGGATCGAAGACCACATCCTGGATCCCCTCGAAGTGCTTGGGGATCGCCGACGCCGGCGAGGTCACCGCGATGTCGGCCCGGGCCGAGACCATGCCCAGCTCCTGCTGGGCGCGGGTGAGCCACTTGCGCGCGGTCAGCAGCCAGCGGAGCATGTGCGGTGCCGTCGGGGTCTCGCCCTCGGACGGGGTGTGCCCCGGGCGCGTGGCCATCCGGAGGCCCATCGCGTCGATCGCGGCGATCGATGGGACAGCGCCCGTGTCATCCGTGTTGCCCCGCGACGTGTGGAAAAGCGTCACGGTGTCGGAGAGCGCGGCGTTGGCGGTCAGGAGCCCGAAGGTCGCATTCCTGATCCGTCGGTTGGCGACCTTGACGTAGCCTTCGCCGAGCTTCGACCAGGCCCCGAGCCGGTCGTTGACTATCAACTTGCGGGTGAGGCCGAAGATCTTGCCGTAGTCGACCACTGCCCAGCCCTCTCGGGACTCGGTCAGGGTCGAGGTTGGGTACTCGCCGCCCTCGTCGATCTCCTCGAGGTCCTCGAGATCCCCCAGGGTGACCACGTAGAGGCTCCGGAAGTCGGGGGCATCCATCCTGGTGCACCATCTGAGGTCCACCGGCTGTTCGAGGTAGCCCATCCTGACCGAGGTGTTGAGGGTCTCGGCCAGGAGGAGTGGGAAGCTCGACGTCGTGTTGAGGCCGCGCCCGTGGAGCCCGGTCCCGATCCCGCATGCCATGTCGGCCAGTCGCCCGACTCCGACCCCGGCGAGATCGTAGCCGTCCGCGGAGAGCCGGTCCTCGGCGAGCCGCAGGAGGTTGTACCTAGCGTACTTGCGAGCCTCGCGCTTGAGCGCGAATCCCTCGAGATCCCGGACGTCGAAGCCGGTCGCGGCGAAGCGAACGCCAGCCTCGTCGTTGATGCGGATGGCCTCCTTGACCTTCTGCTCGTCCTTGCCGAGCCGGACGCACAGGAGGTGCCCGAGGATGCGCATCGCCTCGACGTCGCGCTCATCTCGACCGCCCTCGACCGAGACCGATCCGTGCACGGCGGTCGCGCACTCGCGCTCTTCGGCCGCGGCAAAGGCCAGCTCGCGAGCCTCGGCCACCGTCACCTTGGAGTCCTCGACCCAGGCGCGGATCTGCTCGTCGCTCGTCCCGAGCACCCGGAGGCGCTCGATCTGCGCCCGGCGCTCATCACGCTCGGCCACGATCTGGCGCGCACGCTCCTCGGCGAGCTCCTCGACCCTGATGTCGCGGATCTCGATCTCGCTCGCGGTGAGCCCCGGCATTCCTGTGTCCGGCATCTCTGCCCCCTGTCGTCGTGGCGGTATCGGAACCGCCCTGAACATCGCGCCATCGTCTGCGCCCATCGGGACAGACGAGACCTCCATCGGCTCCCAGTCGATCACGAGCACCCGGTCCGGGCCTCCGTCGCCGGGGATCCAGATCTGTTCGAACGGCCGCCAGCCAACCGAAACGTTGCGCCGGATCCCGTCGGCGATCTCCTGGACGTGCGCCTCACGCTCCTCGTCGAGATGCGAAGAAAACCGCGCGGTCCCCACTAGGGCCCGCTCGTCACCCTCGCCTTCGACGCGAATTGACCCCTGCACGAAGACGCCGATCTGCGCCCGGGGGTCACCCGCCCGGTGGACCATGAGCACCGGCGCCCCGTTGTTGATCCGCCCGAGCCGCACATGCTCGGGCTGCAGGCTCAGCCGCTCGTAGTAGGCGATCTCGCCGCCCCACGTGTAGCGCGGGATCTCGTTCGTGCGCTCGTCCGAAAGGACGAGCTCGATGGTCCGCGCCTCGGGGTCCCATGTCCTCGGCCTGACAGTGGCCGAGATCTCGGATGGCTGGTCCGCAGCTCGTGGGACAACGCCCTCCGCCTCGCGCGCCTTGAGGCGCCCGATCACGGCCTGGACGCCCTCGCGGAGAGTGATCGTCCGGAATGAGCCCTCTTCGAACTCCGCGGGCTCACGCTGCCGGAGCCGGAAGGTCTCATCGGTCTCGTCGACCTTGTCCGCGCGATACCCGTGATCCATGGCCCACTGCTTGGCTCTCGCCGCCGTCGCGAACGACGACCGCGAGAAGATCAGCGTCTGGACTGTGGTTGGCTGGCGAGCCATCCCAATCAGGCTAGACGCCGCCTCGCCGAGACGTCAAGCGATTTCAGGTTTCGCTCTCCGAAATCAGTCGTTGTCGAGCCGTGGCGAGAGCGTCTCCTGTACCTGACCTCCCAGGGTCGCTGTCGACGGGATCCCATCGAGGACGATGCCGTGAGCCCGAGCCCACTCCTGCAGACGTCTCTGCTCGGCGAGTACCTCGTCGGGATCCTCTCCCGTCTCGGCGATCACCCGTGAGAGCGTATCCCAGCCGCCGCGGACCGCGATCAGCTTCCCGCGGGCGTCCTTGACAGGATCGACCAACGGCCAGGGCGGGTGGACCCATCGGACCGGGCCTGCCTCGTCAGGTAGCACTCCCGCCGCCTGCCCGAGCTCGACGAACCACTCCCACACAGGATTGGTCCAGAAGGGCAGGACGACGTCGCGCCGCAGCAAAGAGACGAGCTGGCGATAGCTCCCGAGTCCGAACATGATGCTCGAGTAGCTCGTATCTGAGAGATCTCCCGAGAAGAGCTCGTAGGGCATGAGCGCGCCCACCGCCTGGCCGTGGAGCTCGACGCGGGCATGCTCTCCGACCTGAGGCGTAGTCGGCGGCGTGTTCCAGCTCACCCGCTGACCTGCCTGCATGTAGCCGATCTGCCCCGGCCGGATGCGCTCGAGGATGTCCCCGCTGGAGTCCCGAAGCGGGTTGAGCCCGGTGGGGAGATCATCCTGACCTTCGCAAAACCGGTCCTCGGTCTCAACGACGGCCATCTGCGACGCCGCCGCGCGCATCCGGACCCGATCGGCGTCCTGGAAGCCGGCGAAGTCGTAGAGATCCTGGATCACGGCGTGAAGCCAGGGCACGCCGCGGGCCTGCCCTGGGCGCTCGATGGGCGCGCCGTAGAGGTGGCAGACCGTCCGCGCATCCACGCGAACGGTGCTGTAGGGCGTCTGCAGCCCGGAGATCAGGGTCTCTCCCGGATGCCAGCGCCACATGTGGTACGCCTGCCGCGCACCGATGGGCGAGTACTCCACACCCTGGACGATCCAGCCGCCCGTGTCGAGCCGCTCGCTCCGGGTGTGGTCGACGAGATCAGCCTCCAGGAGATCGAGCTGCAGCGGCACCGGAAGACCATCGTCGAGCCGCCGCACCCGCCGGCGGGTGAACGACTCTCCCGATGTGAGCCAGCCGAGGATCGCGCGGTAGAGGAGCCCGGAGAAGGTCTCGCGTCCCTCGACGGAGCAGACCCTTGACCATGCTCGGAAACGTCCGTCCACCGTGCGGTTGACGCTCTCGATCCGCGCACGCTCGCGATCTGATGCCCCTTCGGGGACGGAGATCGCCGACTGTGGCAACGACCCGGCGAGGTAGCAGGCGGTCTCGATCAGCGCGTGGTGAGCATAGCGATTGTTGCGCGCATGATCACGCGAGCGCCGGCGCAGCTCGACGAGCGACCCGGCGACCGCGGCGTTGCCTGAGACGTCACCGAGCACCCAGCCGGCATTACGCCGCGAGCGCCGCCCTCCGACATATGACGCATCGCGTCGAGACTCGGCGCGGCCGAAGGTGCGGCGAAACCAGTCTCGGACGCCCATCAGTCCTCGAACTGCGCGTACCCGACGCGATCTCGCGTCGAGCAGGAGCCGGCCAGCGCGCGGGCCACCCAATCTCGACGAGCCCGGAGTTCGTCGAAGGACTCGAACTGCACGCGCTTGCCGTCGGCGGTTCTCGACTCGAGGATCCCGCTGGCGATCATTTCGTCGAGCTTGTCCAGGTGGGCCTGAGTCAACGCCATGCTACCAATCATCCCGGCGAGGGATGAAGTCCTCGCCTCGCCCCCCATCGTGCCGCGGTCGCCGAGCGGCGTCAAGCCTCTCGTCTTTCCGGCGCCGACGCGTGCTCTTGCGGGGTCGCGCGCGCTCGTCCTTCCGGCGGTCGAGCTCGCGCTCTATGGTCCGGCCAGCGCGCTCGAGCCCGAGCAGAGCCGCGTAGGCCAGGACACGGCAGTCGAGCGCCTCGTTACGCCGTCCCTTAGGCAGCTCCCACTCAACGTAGCCGTGCCCGCGCCGGTACTTCTTGACCGGTCGCTCGGCGGTGAGCTGCTCGAACCACCAGCGCGGGCGGCCCTCGGGAAAGTGGCAATAGCCGGGTTCGTCCGGACCTGCCCGAAGCCAGCGATAGACGTGCCCCTTCGCGGTCGAGACCCCGACCAGCTTGAATTTGACCTCGCGATTCGCGGACCGGCCCCACGCGACCGGCCAGACCTCGCGCCCCACTCGCTGCGCGTCAGAGGCCCCCTTGGTCGCCCAGATCCTCCGGTGCCAGCGCGGCCGAACATACCGGTAGACGTGGTCGGCCTCGAAGCCCGAGTCCACGCACGCGGCCGAGATCGCCAGACCGGCGTAACGCCGGCCAAAGACTTCTTCGAGATCAGACCAGACATCGTCCCCGGTGGGGTCACCGGGGATCACGACGTAGTCCAGCGACCAGGATTCGTATCGGAGACCCCAGCCCACGACCTCGACCTCGAGTCGGTCGCCCTGGACATCTACCCCGGCGGTGATCATCCCGACCCCCGGGAGGTCTGCGGCGAACTGCTCTCGCCGCTCGAGGAGATCCGACTCGTCAAGCTCCGCCCCCTGCGTGGCGTCCCACTCTTCGCCAAGCAACATGTTGACCACGACCTTCAGCGCCTCTGGATCCCCGCAGTCGGTGGCCTCCACGAACTCCCGAGCGATCGTACCCCAGCCGCCTTGGATAAACGGCGAGTACCAGCTGTTGAGCCACGCGCCCCGGACCCCGGGATCTCGAGGCGTCGCCGTCGGTCGCCACTCCCCTGCCGCGAGCATGGCGTACTTCTCCCGGTCCTGGATCTCGCGACCGCACCCCGGACAGACGCAGTAGCACTCGAGCGGGCGACCTGCTGGCCAGCGCATGATCTCGAGCCGAAGGACCAGCGCCTCACCGCAGCCCGGACAGGGCACGTGGTAGACGCACTTGTCGCTCTCGTCGTAGGCCCGCTCGATCCGCGAGAGCCCGCGCACCGTGGGCGTGCTGGTCTTGAGGATCTTGGCGTCCGCGAAGTTGGCGGCCCGGCGCTCTGCCAGCTTGACGGGATCGCCGTAAGCGCCGGCAGAGAGGGGATACCCGTCCACCTCGTCGAGCGCCACGCGCCCGATGGGTCGGCCGATGAGCCCAATCGGGCTGTTGGCGCCGGCGCAGTAGATCGCCCCGCCCGGGAAGGACTTGGCCATGATCGTGTCACCGCCATCCCGACCGCGACCAGCCCTGGTCCGCAGCCCGACCCGCTCTCTCAGCGGCTCAGAGAGCGAGATCATGGGTGCGAGGCGGTCCTTCGACCATGACTGCGTTAGATCAACGGTGGGCTGCACTGCGAGGATCGGGGCCGGCGCGCAGTGCACAGTGTAGCCGATCCAGTTGAGCAAGATCTCGGTCTTCCCGAGCTGGGCCGACCACTTGAGCACGACGACTCTGCACGGGTCGCTCGATGAGAGCCAGCGCATCGGCTCCCGGAGGTAGGGGGCTCTCTCCGTCTGCCAGCGGCCAGCCAGCGAGGCTGAACGACGGTCCAGGACGCGATACCGGTCGGCCCAATCGGCCACGTCTGCCACATCCGGCGGACGCAGCTCCAGGAGGAAGCGCTGCATGAGCCTGGCATCAGAGACCGTCACTCCTCCTCGTCCTCCGAGCCACCCGCCTTCTCGATCTCGGGGAGCTCCAACGACCCCAGCGCGTCGACCACCTCACGGTGGAGCAGCTCGCGAATCGCGTGCTGATCGAGCCCCACGAGGCGGTCAGACATCCGAGCAGGTATCAGGAGCATCCGTTCGCGCAGGACCGCCGCCACGGCGATCCACGAGTGCTCGACCACAGCGCGCTCGACGAGCTCACCGCGCTTGATCCGCCCCTCGATCTCCCGGAGCCGGGCGCGCGCTGCCTCGTGTCGGACCCTCGCCTCGGCGAGCGTGATCTCGCCGAGCACCGTCTCGACCATGTTCGAGTCGCGGCCGAAGGTCCGCTCGCGCGGCCAGACGAGGTCGGCCGCCTCGACCGGAATCATCCCGTCAGCGTTTGCGGGACAACGACCTTCGCGAATTGCCTTATGGACCGCCTCGGGAGTGCAACCCCGCAAAGCGGCGTAGCGCTTGGGTGAGAGGCTTTGCACAGATGGTTATACCCCCGGGCTGTTGGCTGGCCCGCCAATCGCGCTAACCCGCAGAAACAAACAGCCTTCCAGATACCAAAGAACCAGGATTCGATAGAGGTATTCCGTTTGGTTATGCCTCCGCAGGTAC